TTGTCAGTCATGACTGACAATAAAATGAAAGGAAATAAAATGAGCTTACCTAATTCTATGTTAAGCAATATGGAGACATATAAAAGTAATGAAATAAGTAAGTCCCTGGATAATAATCTTCGATTTGATTTAAAATGGAATTTTAAAAAAAATGATTTTGATTATGACGAAAAGGGCTCTCCAATACTTTTAAAAACGAAAAAAGAAATAGTAAAACAATGGATTTTAAAATGTCTCATTGTAACTAAGAATGCCTGGAGAATTTATTATAAAGATAATAAAAAATTCGGTGTTGGAATACACAAGTATCGGGGAAGGAACCCTCAACTTGAAGAATTTATTATCTCTGAATTTAAAAGAGAAATAATTGAAGCTCTAAGAGAACATAAATATATAAAAAATATTGAAAATTATTTTTCCATATTTGAATCAGATAAATTAGAATTTGAATTTGATGTTGTGCTAAATTCAGCAGAAAACGAAAAAATCAAAATAGATGAGGTGTTTGAATTTGGTAACTAGAGAAGAAATAGAAGATAATCAAAATGAAATAAACGAATTAACGGACGATATTTTTTCAAGAGAACACATGCGACCATTTGAAAATTCTGTTGGAAGTTTCCCTCGTGAACTTGTTCGTGCATTCGTGACAGAGTTATTAGTTCAGGAAGATTTATATGATGAACTTGCAGATAAATATAATGCTGCAACGGCTACAGGCTCAGATTTAGATAAAATATGTGAAGAAGATTATATTTTTAGATTAGCTGCTACTGAAGCAACAGGAACAGTAAAAATTTACGGGATACCAGGCACAATAATCCAAAAAGGATACCAGGTGACCAGTAAGAACAATATTTACAATATAGAAGAAACAAAAGAAATACCAGCAAATGGAGCTATAGGAACAACCACAGTCAGAATAAAATGCACAGAAGCAGGAACTGTCGGAAATGTTACCATTAATGAAATAAATTCTTTTGCTGTTTCCTATAGAGGATTAGAAAAAGTTGAAAATTTAGAAAACATCGAAAATGGAAAAGATGAAGAAACGGACGAAGAACTAAGAGAAAGAAGAAAAAGAATTTTATCTAAAATTTCAGCAAATTATAACACAGCAATGTTAGAAAAAATGATACTTGAAAATTTTAGTGGACTTAAAAAAGTAAAAATAGTACCACGATTTAATGGTAAAGGTACTGTAAAAATAGTTGTTATCGGGAAAAGTAACAACGTTATTGAAACTAATGAATTAAATAGAATAAAAACATTTTTAGATAATGAAATAATTACAGATGCAGAATTTACTGTTAATTCTGTACAGGATAAACAAATTACAGTAACACTAGAAGCAATTTTAAACAGAGAATATGATGAACAAAATGCAATTGAACTTACTAAAAGTACATTAAATCAAGTCTTTCTGGATAAATTGTTTGAAGAAAATAGAATTTATTACGCAGAAATTATTGAAAAACTGCTTACAGTAAAAGCATTTAAGAAAATTTCTAATATTGATATAAATAATACAAAAGAAGATATTATATTAACAGATGAAGATCTTGTAAGTATTTCAAATGTTAATATAAAAGCTTTGGATTAGGAGGAAAAATGAGCGGATTTACTTTATCTGCCAAGGCACAAATTTTAAATAATATGCTAGCAAACAAAACATTCTATGCAGGATTATTAACAAGTTTTTCTACATTGCCTTCCGGAGCAGAAAATGCAGTTGAACTTGTTGCTGCTTCTTATAGCAGAAGGGCTATAAATTTTCTTACCACTACATCAAACGAAACCAGTAATGTTGCTTCTGTTAAATTTCCGGAAGCAAGGGAAGACTGGGGGAAAGTAATTGGAATTGGAATATATGACTCTATTACTGGAGGGAATCTTATAAACTATGCTCTTTTTGATGCTAGAGATGAAGTAATAATACACGCATTAATGCAGTATGAAATAGCAAAAAATTTCTATGTTATAGGACTTAGAAATTAATGGCTAAAAATGTGCATCAGAAATCCGGAAATTATATTAAAGAAAATTTTACAGTTTCTGAATTACAAAATTTTTATATAAGAGATTTTGTAAATGATGGCCGTACTCAAGAGTACAGTTTAATCAAAATTAATGCTAAACAGATGAATTTTGTTAAGCATGTTAATAAATTGAGAGAACTAAAAGTAAAAGATCTGCTGCAATTTAGAGTAAAAGACTTTGCTTTTTATAACATAGATGAAGACTATGTTAAATTTACTCAGAAAATTCAGGAAAAAACATTCCCTTTGCTTTTGTCTTTAGATAAAGATTATGCATTGATTCTATATAATATTGCTAGAAATGATTATTATAACAGCATGTTAACGTCCTTACCTGGAATTTTTCAATCGGCTAAATTAATACAATCCATTTTTCATTTTGCTGATGAAGAACTAAAAAAATTAGAATTTTCAATAGATTCTGCTGTAAAAAATAGAAGATTTTTAACAGCCAGATCAGAAAAATTGGAAAAATTTGAAGAGGATTATGCGTTAATTTCAAGCAAAAATTTATCTACAATTTTTAGACTGAATAGAATTATTTCGAAAAGAATGCTAAGAGTTTCAGCGAAATTAAATGATATAAAAGAAACTATGAAATTATATTTTATCTACAATGAAAATACGACTATCACAAATGATAAGAAAAATTTTCAATATATTGTTGATTTTCACTCAGAAAGAGTTGATAAAGAATATCTAAATTACTGGTTGGACTTGATTTATGAAGTAATTCCTGCTTGGTATGAAATTAAAATTATATATTAATTTTATTGTCAGTCATGACTGATAATAAAATGGAAAGGTATGAAGTGAAAAAAGCTATTAAAGATTTAGTAAAAAACATAAACGAAACTACTCATATTCCAATTGTTACAGAAGATGATATTTTTGAGTTATTTCAGCTCGATTCTATTGCTGATTTAAGAAAAGTTTCTCGAAACTTTCTAAAATTATCGAAAATTTTAGATTATTTTTCTACAATAACAGAAATAGCTACATCAGAAAAAGAAGGAGTTGTTAAATTTGGAATAGAAAATGGAAATGCAGTTGATGTAAAAGACTGGATTAAAGGAATAGGCGGAGTTATCGGCGGATACGTCTCTAAAGTAAGTAATAAAGAGGCTGGAAAATGGTATTTGAATGATTTAACAGATGGAAAAATCTATAAATGTATACAAAATCATACAAGTACAAGTTTCGATACAACAAAATATTTAGATATTTCCAATTACGGACTTTCAGATAAATTGGAAAATTTATACGAAATTGAAAGTCAGAGAATTCAAGTATCAAATGGCGATGTCATTTTTACTCGAAAAGGGAAAACTGTAACTGTCATGGTCAGATTGCAGAATGACGGAAATAATATTACTTTTCATGAAAATCAACAGCTATTAGAAATTCCTACAAAGTTCCGTCCTGCTTTACAAAGCCATGGACTTGAATCGGCACTTGCTTCTTCTTCACTCACTCCAGGATTCAACGGGGCGACTAGAATGCAGATAAATCCGACTAACATCACAATATGGGGAGCTCACTTAGGACGATTTAATGTGCTTAAAGGCTCTGCAACATATTTTGTGGATTAATCTACAACATAACTAACTGAAAATATTATACTTGCTGTAGTTACAGTTGAACCTCTCCATTTAGCAGTACCATCAGGCTGTATATAAATTGTCCCAGCTGTTCCGTTGAATTGTGATGCGTTTACGGATAAAAACGTTTTTGGTTGATAACCCTCGGGAATACTGAATATTACTGTGTTATCGTTCGTATATCTCAAAGTGTCTCCACTATCAAATACGATAGTCACTATATTGCCGCATTTTTGAATAATGTTGCAAGTAGTCCTACCTAATCCCGTTGCTTCAGAATGAACATATAACTTCGCCTGTTGCACTTTGTATAAATTTTCCAATTTACGCATAAGCTATACTTAAAAATAAAAGTATAGAAGTGATTCAAATGAATGAGAACTGGAAAATTTACAAGGAATATCTGAATAGTTGCATTGCAAGAAATGAGGCAGTAAAAAATACAACATATAGAACATATATGAATAGTATGAAATTGTTCATTGAGTATTTAAAAAAATACGAAGGTGATAAACATTATATTAGAAAGTCTACTGCAACAGAAAAAAAGTCAAAATTACTTGAAATGAGAAAGAAAATCGGATTTCAAAATAAAAGGAAGGAGAATAAAAAATGGAAGAATTTAAAATATATTTATATGATAAAAATGGAAATTTAATAGGAATATACCTTGCTCCATCAAAGGAAGAGTTTGAAACAGATAAATTAAAATATTGCAGCGAATATGTTGAGGGAGAAACTTATATTTCTTATGTTGAAATCAATAATGCAATATTTGATAACGGATCTATTAGAGAAATGAAAACTTCTGAAAAAATAAAAGCTGGACTTATAACTCTTTCGGATGGCCAATATTTGGAAAATGAAGAAATAAAAACTGTTGAAAAGCCAAATGGATACAGCACTTGGGATAAAAAAAATAACAAATGGATTGAAGATAAAGCAGAAAAACTTAAATATCTGAAAGAATTAAGATATCAAAAACAACAAGAATTTGTTAAGTATAAAAAAGAGCTGGAAGAAAAAGAAGAGGAAAAAACAGAATTTGAAAGTTTAGCTTTTGATATCACTGAAACAGAAGAAAGAATCATTGAAATAAAAACAGAAATGGATTTAATAAAAACAGAAATAGCGAAATTAACAAAGGACATAAAAAAAGTTGAAAAGGAAGTGGCATAAATGAGTATAAGATTCGACAAAATTTTTAGTTACATGCTATTTGTCGAAGGTGGATATAGTAACGATAAAAACGACAAAGGCGGAGAAACTACATGGGGAGTTACTAAAGAGGAAGCAAGAAAAAACGGATACAAGGGCTCTATGAAAAATTTAACACAAGATTTTGCTAAGAAAATATTGGAAAAAGATTATTATTTAAAAAATCGTTTGAATGAAGTAAAAAACGATAAGGTCGCACTTTCAATATGCGACTGGAGTTTTAATTCAGGAAGATGGGCAACTAAAAAAGCACAAGTAACATTAAATAGTTATTTTGGCTATGATTTAGTTGTAGATGGTATTTTTGGAAGCAAAACTATAAAGGCATTAAATGAAGTAGAAGAGCAGGGAAAATCTGAAGAATTTTTGAAAAATTATCATAATTTGCAAAGAAAATTTTATCACTCTGTTGCGGAATACAATCCAACACAATCAGATTTTTTGAAAGGGTGGTTGAATAGAGTTGATAAAAAAGAGAAATATTTAAAGGAGATGTTTTAAAATGAGTAAAGTGATATTGAACATTGGACATGGAGGAGTTAGAGAGGATCCGGGGGCATGTTCAAATGGATTTGAAGAACATACATGGAACAAAGACTTCGTAGAAAATTATGTTGTATCTGAGTGTAAGAAGCAAGGCTTGAATTACATTATAGTAAATCAGGATTTTTATTCTAAATTGCCAGGGAAAATTAATAATGCAGCAGAAAAAGGCGATGTGACTTTATCTTTTCATTTAAATGCAGCAGATGAAACAGCACATGGATCAGAAATGTTATATTGGCATACTTCTGAAAAGAGTAAAGAGTTAGCAGAATATTTACAAGAAGCAAACACTGAGGCAACTCATTTAAGAGGTAGAGGAATAAAGCCGCGCGTAAAAGGAGACAGAGGCTGGATGTTGCTTTATAAAACAACAACTCCATGTATTATTATAGAAAGCGGATTCATAACCAATTCAGAAGACATGAAAACACTAGAGGAAACAAAAAAGCTGTTAGCAAAATACTATGTTGCAGCAGTAAAAAATTATCTTAAAGGAGAGATGTAAAATGAATATACTGACAAATATATTAAATCAATTTGGAGCAAACTTAACGAATTTAGTGGCGGTAGCATTAGCTGGACTGATAGCAAGAGGATTATCTTTAATTGTAATTAATGGGCATAAATATTTGCTTAAAAGAAAAATATCTAAATATGTACTTAAATTTCTTCCTCAGGGAATAGCTTACGGAGACATGCTGAAAGGTATAAAGCCAAACCATGAAAGATTGGTTCAGGCTGTTCTAACTGTTCAGAACAGGGTTCTAAAAATGTTCCCTGAAAAACAGAGAGACACAATAGATAAGCTGATAGATGAAAATGCTATTGCAAGAGAGATTGAAAGAAAGCTGAATGAGGATAAGCAGGAGGGTTTAGCAAAGCCGACAGCAGTGGAGGAAGAATAAGAGCTACTGTCGGAGAGAAAATAGAAAAAGTAACTGAACAGGCTACGGAAAAAGCAATTGATAAAATTATTGAAAAGGTAGTGGAGAGTGGAAAACTCTCTGCTACTGACAATAATAAACTGAATTTCAATGTAATTGATTATAAGCGTGACTACAGTCGCAGTAATATATATGCTGATATAAATTATCGGGATAATTTCAGAGGAGACAGAGAATTGCTTGCCAGAGCAGGGTTCATTTACTATCTAGGAAGAAAGTAGGAATAGCAATGCAATTAAAGGAGCTTATGCTGTACATAGAAAATCATGGGATTTCAATAGTATTCATGTGTCTAACAATAATAATTCTCTATCGCTCTGTTGTGCCTTTTATGAAAGAAGCACTTGAAACACAGAAAGAAATGAAGAAATTTATGCAGAGTATGAACATGAACACTATGAGAGGTAAAGGCTTGGAAATGGTATTAAATTTTACAAGTCAGGGACTAAGATGGAGCTTACAAAAAAGAATAATACAGTATATAATAGATAATAATATCAGCCTCAACTGGGTAATTATTTTAAAAGAAATAGATCTAAAAATTGAGGAAAAGAAACATGAAATATATTCAGATTTAAGAGATATAATTGATAAAGCTGTATTAAAAGTATTTATGAGTATTTTAGATGAAGAACTTATAGAAACTAAAAATCTTATAATAATTTTACTTGAAGATTTAAAAGAACATGGAAAAAATGATAAATCTTTGTATATAACAGCAGAAAGAAGTGTAGAAACACATTTTGAACATTTTGAAAATAGGATGTATAACAAGATAAAAGATTTACTAAATTAGGGATATCACACCCTAATTTTTTAACATTTTATAAAAATTTAAATAATATATAAATAACGATTGTTATTTTATAAAAATTATATATTTTAAGTATATTGACAATCTTGTATTTATTGGCATATATCGTATTGAACATTTATATTAAAATTCTTTAATTTTTTTCACAGAATAAATGTATTGAAATAATTTAAAAATATGGATATACTAAAAATGAAATAAAAATCAGCTTATTAAATTGGCGTTTAACAAGCTGATTAAAATCTTGTAAAATAGAAGATTTTGTTTTTACGTTCTTAACAAATTATAACAAAATAACTTCTATTTTTCAAGAAATTTTGAAAAATGGGAGGTAAAATCAAAACTATGAAATTTGATGAAACAAAGAACATGGCAAGGTTAGCAGGAATAATTCTTGAAAAAGAATATCGTGCCACTAATGATTTAGTTAAGTCATTAGCAGGGTCTGCTTTAAAATGCTTTGGCGATAGAGGATTCCCAAGTCCTGAAATTATAGAAATAGCTATAATGATAAAAGTAGCTGGAATTAAAGGTTACTTTGAAAATGAAGTTAAATTAGCTGAAGCAGTACTTAATTGTTATCACTAAGTATAGGAAGAGCTTTTTATGAAGTATTTTCATATCTAGCTCTTTTTTATTTTATTTGAAAAAATAACTTGATTTTTTCAAAAAGTGTGTTATAATATTGACATGAAAGGAGAAATATTTTGATAAACGAGTATATAATAGACAAAAAAATAAGCCTTGCTGGCTAGAGCAAGACTTAGGTTCTTATAAAAAGTTCGAAAATTGTTATAATCTTCGTATATAGATTATAACAGAAGCTTTAAGAAAAAACAAGAAGTGGAGTGATCTATATGGAAAAAATAACAAAAGAAGATTTTGTTGAAGTAAAAGAAAATACATTTTCAAAAGCAATAAAACAAGTTGTTGAAATACTTAAAATTAAAAGTAAAATACAAAATTTTAGATTTTTAGCTCATAGAAATTATTTAGTTGTAGTTTCAGCAGAATTTAGAATGAATTTTGTATTTGATAAATATGAGGGAGAGTATTATGTAAAAGAACTTAGTTAGCTTTTGAAATTATAGGAGAAAAAATGGTTGAAGAGCATAAGAAAAAAGGTGGAAGAAGAGCTAATTCAGGAAGAAAACAGTTAAGTGATAAAGATAAAAGAATAAAAACATTTACTATTACGCTTACTGAAAAAGAAAGAAAATATGCAGTTGAAAAAATTGAGAAATATAAAAAATCAAAAAATTTAAAATCAAGAACAGAAGCTTTTCTGAAATTAATGGAAGAGCTTTAAAATCTTTATTTATTTTTATTATAATTATTAATATTATTAAGTAGAAGAAAACTCAATAATATCAGTAAATTGAAAAAAGAAATTGCGAAGAATTTGGAGACAACTACGAAAAATTTAGAAAAAACTGCGAAAGATTTAGAATTTAACTGCGAAGAATTTGGAAAGTGCGAAACATTCGGAAGAATTAGCGGAGATATTGGAAATATTAGATTAAAATCTTAAGAGAAATAGAACTGCGAAGAATTTGGAAAAACTACGAAAAATTCGGAGCTTTGAAAAATAAGAGCTTAAATTCTAGTAATAAAACTGCGAAGAATTTGGAAATATGGAAAAAGCTATAATTACGAAAGATTTGGAAAAATAATTGCAATAAATCTGGAGAATGCAGAAATACTACTTTGAATTGAAGCAATTAAAGTACGAAGAATTCGGAGCAAGAAAAATGGAGAATAATGATGAAAAATAAAAAAGAAATGGTAACTTATCAGAACGAATTTGTAGATAAGTTTGTACTGGATTATAAGCAGAAGGAATTAGATCTGTTCTTTGCGATTATATTTCAGATGCAAAAAAATTCAAAGATAATAGAATTTCAGAAAGAAAATATAAAAAAATCAATAAAAACAAGCAATCTTACATCTGAAGATTTCACTAATCTGATAAAAAGCTTGTCAAGGCAGTCAATAAGATACAAAACTACTGAACAGATAATTGATGAAGAGACTGGAAGAATTTTAGCTAATCCTGGAGCATTTGTTACAATCAATTTTTTTGACATGTTAATCGAAGAAGATGACAAGGTGACAATAAAAATAAAAAAGGAATTTCAGAAATATTTCTTTGAAATTCAAGAAAATTTAGGATTTTCAAAACATGAACTTCAAGATTTGATAAAGCTATCTTCCAGATACGAAAAATTACTGTTCATTCTTCTGAACAGATGGAAGACATTTAACAGGGTATTTTCAACAGATTTTGAAGAATTTAAAATTAAAATGAATATTCCAAAAAGTTATAAAAATAACGATGTTAAACGTATGATTGAGAAAGCTAAGACAAACATAGAAAAAAATACAAAAATAAAATTTGAATTTGAATTTGTAAAAAAAGGTAGAAAAGTAGAGAAGATAAATTTCTATATTTCAAACGCTTTAAGAGATATGCTCATAAAAGCTAAAGATGAGAATACAAAAGAAATTGAAAGAAGGGTAATTTTAGCAGGATTGAGAGCAAATGATATTGATATAGAAAATCTCGACTCTATAGATATTGATGAATTTTAAGGAGAAAATATGAAAAAAATAGCAATTGCAAATAATAAAGGTGGAGTAGGGAAAACCACAACAGTGTTTAATCTGGCTCACTATTATGCAAAAAAAGGCATGAGAACATTAATGATTGACACAGATCCTCAGTTAAATCTGACAATGAACTGTGGAGTAAATATTGAAGAGTTACATGCATCACTAGGTGATTATTTACTTGAAAGAGTTAACTCTTTTGAGCCTGAAGAAATAGAAAAAAATTTGCATTTGATAAGCGCTGGAGCAAATGCTGAAAAAGATATGAGTGATTTAAAAAGTCAGGGATTGTACTATTATCAGCTGCTTAATGATTTTTTAGATTATGTGTCAGGATATTACGATATAGTTGTTATTGATACTGCTCCAGCGTTTAATGCATACACGACTTCGGCAATTTATGCATCAAGCGTTTATCCGGTATTAATACCAGGAATAAATGAACTGGCAGGATTGAATGCAACTATTGATTTTGCTAAAGAATTAGGAAAAGAAATATCCGGAATTATTTTAATAAAAAAAGAAAAGACAGCATTGTCAGATCAAGTTCAAGAACAATTAGAAAATGAATTTGAAGGAATACTTTTAAACAAAATAATCAGGAAGAATGTATCTCTCGCAGAAAGTATAATAACACATCAGTCAATCTTTGATTATGCATCATCTTCAAATGGAGCTAAGGATTATAGTAAACTTGCTGAAGAAATATTGGCGAGAGAGGGGATATAATGGCAAAGAAATTTAATTTAGGTATAAATCATAGTAATAGCAAAAAAGTTCCAACAGTGGCTAAAATAGAAAGTATTTTCGATATAAATTATGAAGAGCTGGAAGTTCCTGAAGAAGAAAAACAAATGCTTATAAAATATGAAAATGACATAAATTTCCATAAAGGGAAAACCATGGAGCATATTTTTAAGTTTTCAAAAGCAATATACGAAGCAAATCAAATCTTTGCAAAAAATAGAAACGGAACTTTTGGAAAATGGATAGAAAAAATTGGAATTGATAGAGATTCTGCTAATGTAGCAATAAGAAGATATAGTTTATATTTAGAAGCTAAAGTAAAAGGGATAGAAGAGCCTAAAAAAGTTTTATCTTTGCCTAATAGAACTGTAAAAGCACTTACTGGCCAGAAAAAATATTTTGAAGAAGCGGAGATAGTAGAAGTAATTACTGCAGAAAATCCAGGGGCAAAATTAAAAGAAATAGAAGAAAAAAAAGAAGCTGTAAAGTTATCAGATACTGAAGAAAAAAAAGCATTTCTGATGAAAGAAAAAATCAGGAAACAGCATCTTATAAAAAAACTTCAGGATGAGATAAAGGAAATAGAAGAGCAGCTTATAAAAATAGAAATATAAAAAAGTCCTTGACAAATTTGTAAAAAAAATGTATGATTACATCAAGTGAACGTAAGTATCTTCTGTTAGGGGAGCTTACAAAGTCTTATTTTTCTGTAAAGGCAGGGGGGTAAGACTTTTTATTTATTAATTGGAATGAGGAGATTTATATGGGCTTAAAACCATTTAAAAGTTATGAAGAACAATTGAATATTATGAAAAAAAGGGGATTAATAATAACAGATGATGAAGCTGTTTTAAAAAAACTGAAAAGGGAAAATTATTATAATATAATAAATGGATATAAGGATTTTTTTATAGATAAGCAAGCTTCAAAAGTAAAAAACGAAGATGTTTTTGAAAATGGAACCGAATTTGAACATATCAGTGCATTATATGATTTTGATACAGAAATAAGATTATTGTTTTTAAAAAATATTTTGAAAATGGAGAATATTTTAAAAACAAAAATTGCATACTTTTTTTCTAAAAGTTATAATAATCAAGACTTTAATTATCTTAACATAAATAACTATAATGATACAAAAAAAGAAGATGCTGCTAGAGTAATTGCAGAAATATCAAATGTAATAAAAAACAGCCTTTCGCAAAATTATTCTGGAGGTAAGCAAATACAACATTATATAAATATTCATAAAAATCTTCCATTATGGGTTTTATCAAAACAACTGACATTTGGAAATATGTCTTTTCTGTATTCTTCATTAAAGGAAAGTATACAAAAAGAGATCTGCAATGAAATAGCTGAAGAATATGAAAAAGAATACGAAAAAAAAATTAAAGTTGATGAAAAAAATCTGGAACAAATTATAAAGTTTATAAATGCAATAAGAAATATGTGTGCTCATAATGATAGAATATATAGTGTTTTAATAAAGAAAAAAGGGAATATACCTAATATAATGCATTCTCATTTAAATTATTATATTTTTAATTCAAGAATATTTGATGTTCTGATAATTTTAAAATTATTTGTAACGAGAGAAGAATTTAATTTATTATTAGAAGAATTAGAAGGGCATTTAAATAGGCTAGAAATAATTTATAATTCAAATATATTTGGAAAAGTATTAAATGAAACGGGTATCCCTAAAAACTGGAAAAATGTAGTAGCAGATCTTTTATTTTGGGAAGAAATATATGAAAATATTTATGATATTAAAGGAAAAGAAATAAAGGCAATACATGTATTTATGGAATCTGGAAGTGAAATAGAGGAAGAGATAACAAGAAATGAAATTTTTCAAAAATATAAAAATTTTCAACAAAATATAATCCTTTATATTTATGAAAAATTAAAAGAAAAAAGGAAATATACAAAAATTAGTACATTTCTGATTTTTGATAAAGGGATAGAAAAAATAAGTCCTTTTGGGGGTTCAATAAATTCTTTTTCTGAAGGATTGAGTTCCTTAATAGAAGATAAAAGAGATATTTCTTTTGAAAATAAACCTTCTAAAAAATTTGAAAAAATTGCAGAATCATTTGGAATAATACCAGATGATTTAAAAAGAGGTTTAATTGCGATGGCTGAAATGACATTAGAATTAGAAGAAATTGAAACAGCATTTAAATTATACGGTGTTATATAAATTAAAAAATAGGAATTTAGTTCCTATTTTTTCTTCTTAAGAGCTTCATAAAAGAGTTTTGCAATCCAAAAGAAAATTATAAAAGGAAGAAAAGAAATCCAGAAAAATATTTTTATTAAAGAAATTTTTGTCTTAGATTTTCTTCTATAATTTGAATACTTCAAATTTTCCAAAAATCGGGCATGATAATTATTGAGCTTATAAGAACGTTCTATTTTTTTAAAAAAGTAGGAGTAGTCAGTATGTTCAAATGGAGTATTATTAGTCTCAGATATTTTTTTCTCTAAATTTATAAGTTTCTTTTCAGTATGGTTTAAGGCAAGAACACCAATATTTATGTTTGAATCTGAAAATAATTTTAAATGATCCAGTTGATGCTTTTTAATAGAGTCAGAAGGACCTTTCACTTCTAAAAATTTAAGTTCATAATCATTCCATATCATAATGTCGGGGAATCCGGAACGGTTTTCAGCAATATTATTCATGAAGTATAATAAAACTTCTAAGATATCTTTTGTTTTAACATATTTTGTTATTACCAGTAATTCTTCCAAAGAATATTCCCCACGATAATGAATTAATCTAAAAAGAGAATTTTTTAGTAAAAAATCTGAAAAAGTGTTATATAACTTTTCAACTTTTTCATAATTAAATGTTAGAACACTTTCAATTCCATCTTCCTGAATAATATTTACTTTTTGTTTTATTTTATTAACTCTGTTGCAGAAAAAATCTTCCTGTTGAAATAAATCATAAGGCATATCAGAGTAAAAAGGCCTGTCAGGATAAAAAGAAACATTAATTCCATTGGAAGTAGGACGTGCTAAGTAAATGACATCAAATATCTCATCCCAAAAAAGGAAAGAAAACAAATTCCACCAGTAACTGTTTTGTGAAAAAAGTCCCTTATATCCTTTATCAGAAAAATACTTTAATGCAATATCTTCAATGTGTTCATAACTTTCCCCTTGATAATAATAAATTTTATCTTCTTTTACAAAATCAAGAGTTAAATTTTCAATATTAATCATAAAATCTCCTTTCAAAAAAGAGAGTATAAAATACTCTCTAAATTAAGTATATATGAGTGTTCTAACTCCAAATTAAATATTTATTGCTCCGATAAATTTTCCCCAGATTTTAAATTCATCTTCCTGAGGTTTGACAACAATCGGTAAATAAACATGATTGTCGCTTTGTAGGACAACTTCGCTTTTTGTTCTATAGAATCTTTTTACAAAATAATCCCCATTCAGGAAAAAGATTCCTATGTCCCCATCCTTGAGGTTTTCGTTTTTGGTCGGATCAAAAATAACAATTCCTCCATCGTTGAGAGTAGGCTCCATGCTGTCACCATGAATAAATGCAGCCCGAAGATTTCTATATTTTAACGGCAATTTTATATATGATTCCGGAATTTCATCTATAATGCTCCCAGCTCCTGCGGCAACCGATGAAAATAACGGAATTTCTGCGTAATCGTTTCGTATATCATCAAATATTTCAGCAATATTCTTTTCTATTGCTTCCTTTTCGTGATAATCATCTATAACTTCCTTATCTACATAACCAATCATTTCATAAAATTTTAATACATTAATTTTATATATATTTGAAAGTGCGATTAAGTGGAAAGGATTTATTTTTTTTCTACTAGCATTTTCTATACGATTTAAATCAGCAATATTAATATTTGTTTTACTTTGAAGAAATTCTAATGTATATCCATTTTCAAATCGTAATTTTTTTAAATAATTTCCAAATTCAATTAATTTATCGTCATCAATTTCATTTTTCATAAGAGACCTCCGTTTCAATTATAATATTTTTTCTTTTGCTTTTTAGTAAAATATATAAAATATAT